CACAACTTGATCTAACCTTTCCCAGGTTAGATAATCAGTTTCGAAGAAACTGAGAACGATCTGCATTACCAGACCGTCAACGGTTGCAAACTCGTTGGAGTCTGGCCTTGCGGCCGTGTTGTTCCTACTTTACAATAGGATCTTACCATGGCCTACGCAATGGTTGGGTAGCCCTTTAATGGGCATCTGACGAGTGTGGAGATTTCCTCCACATTAGGATGGCATTAACGCCATTGACGCAGCGTTTGACGCGCTGCATAACTTGCCACTAAGTGGTAAAGATGAAGGACGACCTTGGTGACAGGGTCGCCCATAAGTATTCCACGTGTAGTGAAATAACGTTCAAGTAGATGGGTTTCCTCATCTACAAATTCCACTTGACGTGGACCACACAGAGCAAAACAAACCGTTTGCCTGTACCAGTTGGGAAAACCCAACGTATGCATGAGTCTATTAATCATGCCTTGAGCTACGCTGTGATCAGCGTAGTTGGTAGCGTCCTCCCAATCAGTTGAGAAGACATAACTATCTTTGTCTCCAAAGATAAAATTTGCAGCCGGATTTTTATGGCTGAGGTTCTGGAAGAAATTCCAGGCGTGATTAGCGGCCGAGACTCCCGACCGCTCAGAAGGTATCCGCTTGATGTACTCAAGCAGAACATGAGACGCAACGTGTAGCAACACGCTGTGTGCTAAATGGGACACTGTAATGCCCCTGTACTTCCCTAGTTCGGAAACTAGAGAAACTCTAACCGACATAACGTTGGTTTGATATATGCGTGACCGGTCTTTAAACTGGTCACAGGCCCAGTGGAAGATCATCTCTCCCACATTACTATTCTCCTTTGACAGAGAGTTACCGGTGTAAGAACCGGTTTCCAGGTCAATTTCTTTGACCGATTCAAGGTTACTTAAAACCTTTCTTGTGGCTTCTAACTTGCCACCTTCAAGGGTAGTCGTAAAGAACTCCCCACTATCAGATAAAGAGATTTTCGCTTTATCTAGGCATGAAGAGAGGAATTGCTCCCTCCCTTCTTCTCCCAATGATGATATAACATCTTGGTGTAGTGTGTCTATTCCTAGACCCACGTAATGAGCGATGGCTGACCATCGTTCAGGATTAGGAGGCTCTGTTAAAACCTCCTTTAACTTCCTCGCTGTCTTGAGGAAAACGGTCCTCGGGGGAACCCCCGATGCCCTTGTTTGGCAGAGTGTCATAACTCTGTCCATGAACAGTGGGGATTTGTTCTTCCCCACAAAGTTACATATCGTCCGAAAGAAC